ACGGTGATGCTGACGCCGGCCATCACCACCCCCGCAGCCGGTCGCGGGTCATCACCCGCTCGGCGGCTTCGACGATCGCCTCGTTCGGCGAAACCGCCCCGGCCGGCTCGGCGCCGCCAGTGCCACCGCCTCCCGGACCGTCGACCGTCAGGCCGGCCTTGCCGGCGGCGATCGCTTCGAGGCGTTTGATGGCAATCGCATAACGCTCGGCAATCGCCTCGGTCTGGCGCGAGAACGACAGCGCGACCCGGTAAAGCGCAATGTCGATCGCGTAGACCCGCAGCATGGCGCGCGAGTCCTCGTCAATCCGCGCGAGCTCGTCGCGGGTGTAGCGCGCGGCCAGGATGCCGCCGATCTCCGCCGAAGCATCGCCGAGCGCGGCCTCGATCCGGCTGTCATCGCGCACCCCGGTGGTCTCGTCCGCCGCCAGGATGGTGGCCTCGGACGGATAGCGGGCGATGACGTCGGCGAGCGCAGCAAAGGCGGGCATCGGTCAGGCTCCGGCATTTGCGTGAGCGCGTGCGCGCGCTGCGGCTTCATGCCGCTCGGCCGCGGCCATGAGCGCGCGGGCGCTGATCGGCCCCGGCGCAAAACTCGCCCGCCGCCGCAGCTCGGCGGCGATCATGCGGTGCTCGGCCGGTGTGTGCGGCGTCACCATGCGATCAGGCCTCACCCTCGGTGGTGGCGGGCTTGGCGACGGCCTGGGATTTCGTCATCGGCGTCGTTCCTCGGAGCATATGGTGGCCTTGCGGGTCTGCCTCGCGGGCTCAAGCGGACCTCCGGCTATCGTAGCCATCGGGTGGAGCGGGACGCCGGGTACGGCCGATCCGGTCGCCGCCATTTGCATTCCCTGTCCGCGAGGCGTCCGACCTCCGTGCGGAAATCCTGCTGTTCCCCGGTCAGGCTCCGGTCGCGCCGGTGGCCTTGGATACGAACGCGATAATGTCGCCAACGGTGACGAACGTCTCGACACCCTCGTCCCCGATCTCGATCGAAAACTCGTCCTGGAGCCGGATCACCAGATCGAACTCGTCGAGGCTGTCGACCTCAAGATCGTCGGCAAGATGGGCATCGTCCGTCACCTTGGCGATGTCGACGCCCAGCACGCCGGCGAGGAGACGCCTCACGCGGTCCGTAACGTCAGTCATGCCACGCTCCTCAGCTCACCGTGATCAGTTCGACGATCAGCTGAGCGTCGCCCTCGATCGCCCGGCGATCCTCGTCGGACAGCCCGTCGAGCAGGATGATCTCCTCGCGCCTCGTGAAGGCGCGGCCGGCGCGGCGGCGGCACTCGCTCTTCGAGCGAACAGACAGCGCATTCTTCTCACCCCGCGGCGATGACGGCGCCGGCGTCTGCGCCGCCGCCACCATCGGCGTGACTGGCTGCGCGGCGCCATCCGCCGTAGCGTCTGCGGTGACAGCGTCTGCGGCCGGGACAGCAGCTGGCGCGGCCGGTTCGGCTGCGGCGGGCGGCGCGGTGTTGTGATCGGCCGCTGCGGCGGAGCCAGCATCAGCAGCAACGGCAGCAGGCTTGCGAGTCTTCGCCATGGCATCGCTCATCACGCCAGCCACGGTGAGACGAGCAGCTCGGCGGTGCCCTTCCATTCGTTGGTCTCGCCGCCGGCGCCGTACTCGCTGTTCAGGATCTTGCGGGCGGCGCTCTCCAGCGACGGCGGCACGATGAGCAGGTTCGGCATCAGGCCGAGCGGGCGGCCGTAATCGCCCTTCATGCCCATCAGCGCGGCGCGGGCGGTGGCGTAATGGGTGGCGTCGAGCGTCTGCTTGGAGCCCCAGGCGATCTGCCAGAAGCCGAAGCCGACATTGGCGCGGGCGTCGGTGCCGTAGACGAAGGTGTCGTTGTAGAACACGTTGTCGTCGCGCGGATCGTCCTTGGAGACGAGCTGCTGGCCGAAGTCCTTGCGCACCTGGTAGAGGATCGGCTTGAGCGGCTGGCCAGCGCAGATCAGGAACCACGGCGTGCCGGCGCCACCATCGGTGTTGGCAACACTCTGCGGCGCGCCGTTCTCATCGAGCACCGGGTGGTCGGTGTCGAAATAGCACTGGCCGTCATAGCAGTTGGTGGAGAAGCCAGCCTTGAGCAGGGCGAACACCAGCTCGTCGGGCTTGGCGCGGACCGCCATACCGATCTGCTCGAACATCGGGGTGTAGATGCCGAGGTTGTCGGTCTCGATGTCGTCCTTCTGGACCGTGACCGTCAGCTCCCACTTCTTTTCCTTGATGGCGTAATCGTGCTGCTCAAGGTTATGCAGGACACGCGCCCCGATCCACTCGCGCACGCCCGGGAAGTTGCCGAGCCAGCCGTACTTCTGCTCCTTGAGCTTCGACGGCACGACGGTGGCGACCCGAGTATAAAGTGAGGGCGCCATGCCCAGGCCGCGCTGGAAGGCGACGTTGAAGCCGACGCGCAGGCTGTCGAGATTGGCCCTGTTGACGAGCATAGCGGGTCCTCAGCGAGTGATTTCGAAGATGACGACGGCGCGCGAGGCCGTCTCGTTGGAGCCGCCCACCGTGACAGACAGCCCATCGCCGGGCGCCACCGCGTTGTTCGCAGTCGGCGCCGCCGAATCGATGTCTCCGGCGGCCGAGCTGGCCTGGGCGATGGTGATGACCCCGCCGGTGATGGCGGTGGCGCCGATCTTGGCGGTGAGGGTGGCGTCGCCGACGGTGAGCGCCCCCTCGGTGATCGACCAGATCTTGGTGACGCGACCGGCGACCGGCGCCACGGCGCGATAGACGCCGGCGCCGACCAGCGTGGTCACCAGCGCCTGGACGTACACCTTGTTCAGCGAGGTGATCGCGGCGAGCAGCTCCTCGGCGAATTGTACGTGGACGCCGACGCCATCGACACCGGCGACGATGCCGGCTGGCGAGCGGGTGCCGGAGCCATCGGTCTTGGCGACGGTGTGATCGTCGACGACGTAGCAGACCTTGCCGATGTCGGCCGCGGTGATGGCGTCGCCGGCTGCGGAATTGTCAAAGCGGAACACGCCCTCGCGGACCTCGATGGCCTTGTCGCCGGCCTGGCCGGCGGAGTTGTCGACCTGCTCCAGGGCGATGCCGGCGCCGCGCAGCCCCAACGCGGTCTGGCCCTTGGTGGCGTAGCCGGATGCGTCGCGGCACACGATCGAGCCGGCGAAGATCTTCACGGCGGCCACGCCCATGCGCTTGATGTCGCCGTGGAGCTGGGGTGTGTTGCGGTCAGCGGTCAGCGCGGCCATCACTTATTCCCCTGGTCACGAGCCTTGAGAAAATCGGCCTCGGAAATCCCGAGCGCGGCGCAGGTGGCGAGATCGCTCTCGCTCAGCGCGCCGCCGCTTGCGGGCTTCTTGTCGTCAAGGCCGGAGGGCTGCAGCCCGGCCGGGGTGGCGGCGAGCAGCGCGGTGACCTGGGCAAGACCCTCGGACGTGGCGCACAGCGCGGCATACTGCTCGCGCTGGGCCGGGAGGATTTTGCGGTCCTTCAAGGCCCCTTCGAGAGCCGCGTCGACCTTGGCCTTATGGTCGGCCTGGTCGCGCTCGGCGAGTTTGGCGGTGGCGGCGGCGAGCTGGGTGTTGGCCGCCGCCAGATTGGCGAGCGCCTGGTCGTGCACCGCCTTGTCGACCTTGCCGGCCGACAGCGTGGTGATCGCCGCCAGACACGCGGCTTCGTCGGCGGTCTCGGCCAGTCCGAGCGCCAGCGCAATGGATTTCATGGACGCCTCTTTGGTGGTGACGGGAGCGCCGGCCGATGCAATGGCCGGCAGCGAGAGCGCGGGCGCGGCGACGAGCGCGATCGAGTGGATCCAGGTCGCGGTGCCGTCCGAGGTGTGCTTGAAGGCCGGCGACACGTAGCGCCGGGTGCGGGCGGACAGCGTCTCGATGCCGGGCGCCAGCCAGTCGATGCGGGCATAGAGCCCGTCGTCGCGTGCTTGCAGCTCGTCAGCCCAGCCAACGGCGGTCCCGCCGGCGCCGGTGGCGGCCGACAACGCGACGGCATGGTCGATATCCACCGGCACCTTCACGCCATCGGCGGCGAAGCGTGCGGCGAGCGTCTCCGGCTCGAAACGATAGTTCCGGCCGTCGCGGGTGGTGACGGTGCCGCGCGGCGCGATCTTGATCCACTCCGGCGGATTGGTCGCACCCTCGGCGGCGGCGGTCGCAACGTCGATCGCGACCGCGCCAAGCGCGATGTCGGAGGGCCTGTCGAAAGCTGTTGCGGAGCGGCGGGTCATGGGTGCACGCTAGCGGCGTCACCCAGGCGCGGGGCCGCTGACAGCTGTCAGCGGCGCTCAGATTTCCGAGGTCTGCGGCGCCTCAAAGCAGCCGCTCAAGCCTGCCCCCGAACCACCCTCATTAAAATCGACGTTAAAGCCGAATTGAAGGTGATCGGCGGCCTTCTTGAAACTTTCCGGGGGAAGGTGCCGCCGGAGCGGAACGGCCGTGGCAGAGCAATCTGAGGGCTTGGCTCAATCAGCGCCACTGTCGGCCTTGGATAGCGTCCGGACGTGCATCGCGCCATCCTCCAATCGCTCGATCACGAGCCGCCAAAGAGCACCATCGATCGTCGCGCTCACGGCCCGAGCGCTGCCGGCATCGTCCCACACGCCGTCGTCGAGGATGCGTTGGATCAGCCCGTAGGCGGAAACGGAGACCTCGGCGCCAGGCATTGCCGCCGCGGCCAGCGCCTCGGACGACACCGTGACGATCGCCGAGCTGGCGTCGAGCGCCGCTGCTGCCTTTGCCGACGCCGCAACGGGGACATCGACGCGCTCCGGCATCGCCGCCATTGCCTTGGGCCAGCTGCCGCCGATCGCCGGCCTGCCCGTGATCGGCTCCTTGGTGGGTAAGTCGCGCGACCACAGCTTGGCGATGGTGCGCGCCGCGCGCTCCGGCCCGGCCTCGTCCAGCGTCTGAGAGAGCTGGCTCACCAGCGTGCGGGCGCGCGCGAGGCCGGGATTGGTGTGCCAGCCGGGATCGATGCCGACCGGCACCTCCGTCACCTCGCCGGTGCGCCTGTTGACAAAGCGCCGTGTCTCCTCCGGTGGCGGGGTGTCGCGATAGTCGATGTCGCCGTCGCCGTCGCCGGGCTCGCGCGCCAGGCGCTCGTCGCGGTCCTCCTGGTCGATCTGCCGCACCGAGCATTTGCACATCCAGCCGTTGGGCGGAAAATGCGTTGCCCAGAATGAGTGGTCGACCGGCAGAATAATGCCGGCCCAGGCGAGGTGCTCGGGCCGCTTGCGCTCGGCGGTGGACCGCACATAGAGCAGGTACGGCAGCGCCCGCTTGGTGCGCTGGATGCGGTTCCATTGGCCCGCCGCTCTCGCCGCCCGCATGTTGGACCAGAAGGTGATCTCAAGGCGCTGCGGCCGGGCGAAATTGACCGTCTTGGTGGCCCAGCGCCCCTCGGGGTCTGAGACCTGGCGCGGCCCCCACCAACCGAGCGGGGTCAGGCGCTGGCGCATGTCGTCGCGGAACGCCTCGAACCCGCGCCCCTCGGCGATTGCCTTGTCGATCGCCGCCTTGAACTCGCTCAGCACCCGAGTCTCGGTGACGCCCGCGACGGTGTGGGCGTGGGCGTGCTCCTCGCCCCACACGTCGAGCCAGGAGAACCGCGGAGTCAGGTCCTTGGCGCGGAAATAGTCCAGCACCTCGGGCGGCGCGTCCATGCCGCGCTTGACCTCGCCAGCGAGCGTGGCGAGAACTCCCAGAAGCTGGCGGCGGGTCAGCCGCATGGTCAATCCGCCACGTCGCCGAGGCCGCGGGCGATGGCCGTCAGCCGTGCCAGCGCCTCGGCGAGCTTGCTGCCATCGACCTCGCTGGCAAGCCGCGGCAGCATCGCCTGCAGCTCCTCGAACGAGCGGGCCTTGTCGAGCGCCGCGCGCAGCGGCGCCAGCAGCGGGTCGGTCAGCTCCTCCCAATCTCCGAGCGCGTCGTCGACCAGCTCGTCGAGCTCCGCCTCGACGTCGAGGCCGCCGGGACCGGCCGCCAGCGTGGCGGCGAATCCGCCAGCGTCGGCGCACGCCGGGCAGGTGCAGCCATGGGCGGAAAGGGCGGCGAGTCGGCGGGCGGGCTTGCCGGCCGGCTTGGCAGGATCAGGGGCCGGCGCCGGTTGCGCTGCCGGCGGCGCCAGCAGCTCGTCGTCCGCCTCGGGCTCGGACAGGCCGAACTTGGCGCGCATCTCCTGCTGCGACACCTTGAGCCCGAGCGGCACCAGCTTGGCGACGCCGTCGGCCAGCGCGGTGACGTCTTCCGGCTCCGACACCGGCAGCTCGATCCGCGGGTAGACATTCTGCGGCCCGAAGTTGAACGCCACGAACCATTTGATCAGGTCGCGGGTGAGCGTGCTCGCAAGCTGCCGGCAATCCGCCGCCAGGATGTCGAGCCTCACCTCATTGTGGACCTTGGCCTGGGCGAGGCTGGCGCCGTCGTCGGCGGTCATGGTCTGGCCAACCACCAGCTTCGACACCTGGCGGTCGAGATAGCCGAGCAGGCCGCCGAACACCGCCTCGCCCTTGGCGCCGTCGACCTCCGGAAACTCGATCTCCATGCCCTGCGGAACGATCGCGGCGGCGTCGGCTCCGATCGAGCGCACCGCGCGCAACAGGGCTCGCTTGTCGCCATCCGAGGCGTTCGGATGATATTTGCCGAGGCGCAGCGGCATGCCGTAGACCTCGGCGAACGCCGCCCAGTCCTTGAGCGCGAATGACTGCAAAAGCCACGCCCAGGCGGCGGCCCGCGCGAAGCCGCGCCTGAGCGGGATGCCGGTCTTGGCGCGCGGTGTGTGGACGATGAAGGTCGCCTTGTCGATCGGGACGCCCTCAAAGCTGCCGTCCGCGGCGAGCCGCAGCTCGGCCAACGACAGCCGGTCGAACTGGAAGAACCGCGGATCGCGCCATTTGTAGGCGACCGGCCGCAACGCACCCTGCTGGTACTCCCAGATCGGCTCGACAACCGCAAAGCCCTTGGCGATGCCGTCGGTCAGGGCGCCGATGGTCTCGGCGAAGCCGTCGTCATCGACCAGGCCGTGCACCGCATCAACGATCTTGGAGGGCACGTCCTTGGGCGCGGTGACCGAGGGTTTGACCGCCTCGATGGCGAGGCGCCGGGTCTGCACCTGGGAGGCGTAGTGCAGGTAGCGCTCCTCCATCTCCTCGGCGAGCGTCAGATAGTCCCGCGCGTCACCCTCGGCGGCTTGGCGCAGGATGCGCGCCAGGCGCTCCGGGCTGAGGCCCGAGGCCACCCCCTCATGGTGGGTGGCGCGGACGCCGGTGAGCGTCGGCGCCGCCACCTCCTCAGCGAGGCGTTTGGTGTCGACCGGCCGGCCGTCAGGGCCGAGGATGCGGGAGGGCGCCATTACGTCACCATAGGGTTCGGCCGGCCCTCACGGGCTCGTCGTCATCTTCGCCGGTCCAGAACGAGCGGTCGCGCTCGATGGCCCGCGGCGCCGGGGTGTAGGCGTACTCCGGCGGGCCGTCGCCGGCGGCGTGGATGCCGAGGAACGCCGCCCAGGTGCGGTCGGCGTGGTCGTCATCGCGCTCGGCCACGAAGCGCGGCGCGCCGGTGGCCGAGGCCACTCGCCGCAGCTTGTGCAGGTCGGCGCGCAGAGCAACATCGCCTTCCGGAATGCGTATGGTGCGGTCCTCAAAATGCTGTTTTCCGGTGGTCGCCAGCACCAGTTTGTTGGCCGGCGTGAACAGCACGCCCTCGACGCGCAGCGCGCCGTGGCGGCGCTGCATCTCGGCAACCGGCCCCTCGCCGAGGCCGGTCTGGTCGAGGCAGGCGCGGCCGACGCGGTACCGGTGCATGACGTCATCGAAAATATCGTACTGCTCGGTGAGTGGCAGGCGCCGCATCTCGACGATTTCCCGCGTCCAAAGGACGTCGCCAACCTGCTCCAGCACCCAGATCACCGACAAGTCGCCGCGTACCGCGATGTCCCAGCCGATAAAGCACACGCCGCCCTGGTATCGGTCCGGATCGCCGGCGGCAGTATCCTCGCAGGACGAGATCAGCTCATAGGGCAGCCACGCGCTCGCCTCGTCGAGCCATTTCAGCTCGAATTCCTGAGCCCACAGCTCGTCGTCGGCGAGGCCCGCGCGCAACTCATCGATGTCGCGCGGCAATCCCTCGGCCACGGCCTGGTAGATGTCGACGACATGGCGCGACCACACCTCGTCATTACCGGTCATCAGCTCGTAGAATTTGCCCTGACGACCTTTCGGGGTCGAGGTGACGCGGATATCCCAGCCCGCCGAAATGATCGGATACAGCGCACCCCAGATCTCGCGCGGGTTCTTGTGGATCGCAAATTCGTCGAGAAAAACATTGCGCGAAAAGCCCCGCGCGGTGTCCGGATTGGCCGGGAGCGCCGTCACGCGGGAGTCGCCGAACGCAACCTCGAAGGCCGTGTGTGAACAGCCGACATCGTCCTTCCAGTCATAGGCGCCAACGTCCTGAAACGCGAGGCCGTAGGCGGCTGCATGGCGCTTGACCCCTTCGTCCATGGCCTCCTTGGCCTGGCGCTCGCCGCGACTGAGGATCACCCAGGGATCGCGCCGCCCCACAATCGACGCCTCGACGTTGCGATCGACGATCTCATAGGTCGTCGTGAACGTCTTGCCGGTTTGCCGCGCGAACATCGCGATCTTCATGCGCCGACGGTCCTTCGCCCAGCGCACCTGATAGGGCAGCAGCAGCGGGCGCGACACGGTGGTGAGCAGATCACCCATCACGCCACCCCATAGGCTTTCCGGATCGCGTCCAGTGCCACAAGCGCGGCATCCTTTTGTCCGGCAGCGCCGCCGATCGCGGTTTCGACGACGCGCTTCGCGCGCTCGCGCTCCTCGGCTGCCGCCTTTTCGGCCGCGCGCTTCTCCAGCTTTTCGATGCGGTCGGTGTCCGACTTCGACGCCGTAGCGAGGTTCTTCATCGCCATCGACAAGAACATCATCTCCTGGGCACTGAAAGCGCCGTCCTTTTCGGTCCGCGCGGCGATGTTCAGCTTCAGCAGCAACGACTGCATCATCTGGATATTCGCCCGAAACGTCTTGTCGTCGGGCTCCTCGCCGAACCGCGCCACCAGCGCGTCCGCCATGATGCGATCCTGCCGCATCATCTCCCCGAGCTCGTCCAGCTTGGCGATGTGGTGATAGAGGCCTGTGCGCGACACGTTATCGGCACCGACCCCGAGTTGCCGCAGGTGCGCCAAAATCTGATCGAGGCTGTGGCCGGCCCGGCGCAGGTCCGCGATGGTATCCTTGATTTCCGGGGGCAGCCGGTCGACCTTGGTCGGACGCGGCATGTCACCACCCGATCTTGGGATATTCGACGTCGTCGACCTCCGGCGCCTCGCGGTGGAGATAGGCGACGCCGATCTTGCCGAGACGAACCGTCACCACCTCACCGAATCTGCCCTGCAGGCGCTCGACGAACACATAGCCAAGGCTCTGCATGAGCTCGCAGTCGGCCTCCACGACACCGAAGCCCAGTGCCGCGCCGGTAAACCCACAGGCCCGGAGCGCGGTCTCGATCGACGAGGTGTTCGCCGTACCGTCCGCTTCATAGAGGATCCGAAGGATCGTCAGGCGCCGCTTGGCGGCCGTCATCTCAGCAAAGCTCGGCATCGTCACTTGCCCCGCTCAAGCAGATAGTCCTGGAGCCGCTCCGAAATGGCGGAGACGGGATTGATCTTCTCGGCCAGCACCCGCATCTCGCCGCTCATCTCGGCGATGGCGATCTCCAGCCGGTGGAGCGTGTCCTTGTCCGGTAGATGCTCGATGTCCGACTCCAGCTTGGTCACCCGACCGGTGACGGCGATCACCCGCTGGTCGATCGCTTCGACCTTTTCGGCCGTCGCCTTGCTGCGCGCCGAGGTCCAGGCATAGGCAAATGACGCCACTGACATGGCGAGGGCCGCAAGCTTGAGCAGTGTGTCCAGCTCCATCACTCCGCTCCCTCGATCGCCCGCACCGTCGCGGCGCGCCTGGTCTCGCAGACACGCAGCGAGGCGCGATCGCGCCCCCAGAATGTGGTGGTCTCGCGCTCGGTGATCTTGCGGTCCGGCAGCACCACCGGCGCCGGGCACGGCTCGGCGGCGCCCGGGGGCACGGTCGGCCGCACCATCTCCGTCCGGATCGTCGGCTTATCGGCCGCCGTTGAGCAGGCGGACACGATCGCGCCCAAGCCCGCAATCGCCAGTCTCCGCCAGCGCCGCATTCGCCTTCTCCTGGTCCTTCAATTGGTCTTCAAGGCGGCCCTGAGCCGCCTTGATCTCGGCATCGGCCGCCATCGCGGCTTGAGCCTGCGCGGCCTGGGCGCGGGCCACCGCGGCGTTCGACGCCTCGATCTCCGCGCGCCAGTGGGCGTCGCGCTCGGCCCGGGCGGCATCGGCCGCCGCCACCACCATGCCGTCGATCACTGCGGCAGCGCGCCAGGCGCCGAGCCCGCCGATCGCAGCGAGCCCGGCGATGATGAGCAGCGCGATGGCTGCGCGATCAAGGGCGATCACGCCATCTGCCCCGGGTCGATCGTCTGGTCGCGCGGGTCGTCAGGATCGCCATCCGCCACCGGCCGATTGGAGAGCTGCCCGCGGAGCCGCGGCGCCCACGGCCACCAGCCCGGCAGCGGCCGGCCGGCATCGTCCCAGCGAGCGTAGAGCGCATAGAGCGCGCCAGCCAAGGTAACGGCGCCGATGACGACGCCAATCAGCGTGCCGGTCTTGAGCTGGCTGTCGGCCTGGGTGAGCTGGTCGACCAGCTGCGGGGCAGCATCATAGAGTGTCGCGATGCCGCCGGCGCCGGCCGCAGCCGAGCCCTGCACCACGCGCGAGGTGGCGAGCCGCGTCGGCAGCTCGCCGGGATAGTCCGCCCACGGCAGCTGATAATGCGGGGTGTCCTGGAAGCTGCGCCAGGAGCCGCCCCATTCCAGCGGGATGCCCAGCTCGCAGGCGGCCTGCTCCATCGGGCGGCGGACGTCCTGATAGGCGTCCCACAAGGCCTTGCCGCCCTCGATAATGACGATGTCGACGGCATGCGCATAACCGTTCTTGGCGATGACGTGGCGGCTCCGCATCGTCTTCGACGCGCCCTTGCGGACGTTCTCGCGCTGCTCGGCAATCGTCCGAGCGCCGTCGATCACCACGAAGGGACGGTTGGAGATCTCGGCGGCGCGCTCGACGATCCGTACGAGGTCGGGATGGACGTGGTTGAGATTGGCTCGCGAGCGGGCGTTGAGCTGAAATGCCATGGGTGACTCCTGTCAGGGTCACCTTGCCGCTGTCGGGCATCAAAAAAGCCGCTGACAGGTGTCAGCGGCTCGGTGCGCGATGGCGAAAGCCTAGAACAGACTGCCCTGCTTGTCATCCCGCTGGCGGGCGCGCGAGCGCACCCGATAGGCCGTGCGCTCGGTCATGCCGGCGCGGCGCGCCGCCTCTGCTGCCGAGGCGCCTTCGGCCAGCGCCTGGGCCATCCGCCGCCGGGCGGCGGCAATGGCGCCGGTCGGCCCCCGCGGGATCAGCACGTAGGCGCCACGCCAGCGATCGCTGCTGGAGCGCTGGCGGTAGAGCGCGCAGATCTTCGCCGCCGCCTCGGGACCCACGCATTCCGTGAGCCAGTGCGGCCCGGCCGGCAGGCGCGCCGGGATCGAGACGCGGGCGCCACCCTTTTCCTCCGCGAGCTTCAGCGCCGCGTCGAGGCCAGCGGCCTCGGCGATCTCGGCGAGCAGCTCGGGGAGCCAGGAGTAGCTCATCTCAGGACGATGCCCCGAAGCACGTAGGTCATGGTCATGGCGAGGGCGCCGGGCTGACGCCGGCGCCAGACGGTGCGGGCGGTGTAGGTGCCATCCTGGCAGCGCCACAGGCGGCAGCTCGCCCGCTCGAAGCCGTCGCTGCACCAGGTGGCGTCGTGCTGCGCCATCTCCGGCGCGGCGACGAGCAGGGCGTCGAAGTCGATCGTGAGGCGGCGCGGCGAGCGCTTGCGGCGGGTCATGGCGTGGCCTCGCCATCGGGCAGCGCGCTTGCCTCGGAGGCCTGGACCGCGGCGCGGACCTCGGCTTCGTGCGCGTACAGCCAGCGCAGCGTGGCAAACACCGCCTTCATGCGCGCGATCTGATAGTCGGCCTCCGCCTGGCGCATCTTTCGGGTGGCGACCAGGCGCGGATAGGTGCTCTCGCGCTCGGCCAGCT